GCCAGCGCCGTGGCCAAGCTGTTGGGCAAGACGCTCACCGTCATGCGCTACGAGTCAGGCAATCAGTCGGCCATGCCAAATGGTTTGATCGATCGCCTTGGTGGTGACAACATTTTTGTTGCCGACGACACTGAAGATTCGCCGCTGTTTGTGGTGATGCACGAGGCTCACCACGGTCTGCCACAAGAGACTCGCGCCAAGCTGAATGCTGCGCTCAACTCTTTGTTCAAAGAAGAGATGCGTGGTGAGTTCGCTCGCGAGTTCAACTACACAGAAGACAAGCTCGACGAAGAGATCCCCGCCTTCATGGTGCAGGCGATCTCAAAGCGCGCTGACTTTTGGGAGCAGTTGCGCACGAAGATGGGCAACAAAGATTTTGCCGAGGTGGCGAAGCAGATCTTGGCCAAGCTCAATGACATCCTCACTGGTGCACGCAAAGAGTACGGCAATGACTTTGTCACCAAGTACATCAAAGACGTGGAGAAGGCGCGCGACTTGTTGACCACAGCTTACGCTGAGGCAATCAACGAGAAGGCCACCACCACTGAGGCGAAGAAGGCTGCACCAACAGTTGGTCCAGTCGCAAAAGAAGAGGCTGTCATTGATGGCGTCATGTACTCTGCGCGCTCGCGTGACTTGGTGAAGCTGCCAACGATTGAGATCAAGGACTTGGTAGGCAAGCGAGTCATGGGTATCAAGGCTGACTTGACCGATGCTGGCGTGAGCTACACGGGCATCGACGGCAGCCAACTCGAGTTCCCCATCGAGATGATGGGTGGTCCAAACTTTGTGGCTCTGCCTGCAAACGTAGCGAGCAATGTGGTGTGGGCAGTGCGCGGTGGTGCAACGCTGACCAAGATCATGAACGTGGTCAACAACAGCGACTACATCCTTGTGCACGCCATGAATGGCAACAGCCATTTGACAAACGCAACCATCTCTCAGGCTTACATCCAAACCGTCGAGGCGTACCTCAAGGACAAGCGCATCAGCGTTGAGAACTTGCGCGCGTTGGACGAGATTGTTCGATCGCCAGCAAACAAAAACTCGCTGCCAGATTTCGTTGGCTTCGAGTCGCCCAACATCATCGAGTACATCGATGGCTTGTCGTTTGATCAACGCGGTGCGTTGGCCAAGATCTTGGAAAAGAAAGAGGCGCAGATCCACGGTCTGCCAAACCTCGATCGCTTTCGTCGCGAGACAATCGATCAAGAGTACGCAGGCTATCGTCAAGGCGACGCCATGTTGGTCATCGAGGTCGACAAAGAAAACCCCACTGTCAAGCTTGGCGAAGAGGGCACGAAGATGCACCCCTCTTACCCGCTTGGCCTTCGTGGCAAGGTTGTCGGCAAGCTCGCCAAGGGTATCAACTATGAGTTGATCTACCGCGACTACTTCGAAAACAAAGTCCCCACGCTTGGCAACAAAGAGGCTGGCGCATGGTACGCATTCGATCGCGTGCTCCCTGTTCAGGAGATCACACCAGAGATCGCGGCATCCGTGTCAGAGGGTGGCTACAAGGCCATCAAATCTGCACGACAGGCCGAGGCTTCACTCGCCTTGGCTAACGACAATTGGCTCGTGTCTGGCAAGACCAAGGCCGAGGGCGGTGTGTCTGTGCAAGAGTTCGTCGACGCACTTGCCGCGAACGAAGGTGCTGCCGCGCTCACCATGTACACGCCCGACCAAGTCAAGGCAGGCATCAAGGACAAGTCCTTCAGCGTCTACCAACTCGGCAAGCAAGGTGGCGACAAGGGCATCCAAGTTTTCTTTGGCCTCAAGCGCGGCGCGCCTTGGTACAAGGACATGATCGACGGCGTCTCGGATAACGAGGTCGAGGTCGTGTCGGTGACCAACAACGAGGTTGGTGCGCAAGGTGTTGGGATTCCTGCTATCATCACAAAAGCTATACAAGAAGGTGCGACCATCTTGGATGCGTTCGCCGTCAAGAGCAAGCGCTTCCCTGATGGATTCTTGCCAGAGATGTATAGCCAATTCGGCTTCGAGACGATTGGTTCAATCCCATTCGACGAAAGCTTTTACGACGCCAACCAAATGGCTGACCTGAAAAAGTTTTGGGCAGACGGTGGGTGGAAAGAATCCGATGGCTACCCAGATGTGGTGGTCATGAAGTGGAAAGGTAATGATGATGAACGAGCAACGTCAATTGAAAGATATGTACGCGAGGGTGAGACAAGTGTTTCCGTTGGATCTGCTAGATTCAATGGCGCCCCAACAGCGGACGCTCACGGACAACGCAATCAATCGCGTGCTAAACAAGGACGGGGTCGAGGCGCTGACAGTGGACAGGTTGGAGGGGATCAAGGAGTTGGTAACGCAGCACCTGTGGTCCGACGCGCTTACGACAGCATCCAAGAACTCGCAAGCCTCAGCGATGGCGACATCCGAAACCTCGGACTCAACCCCGATGAAGTCGCCAAGCTCAAGCAATCCCTCGGTGGCATCCAATTCAGCAAGCGTGCAGGATCTCCAGAACCTATCGGAAGATCCAGCATTGGGCGCGATCAGGGCGATGCAGTCAAGGTCGAAGGCGCCATCCACTACGGACGAAGCGCAGGGCTAAGCGTACTGTCTGGAACCAGCTTTGGTTCTGGCATCAAGGGCGCAGAGCAAGCGCGCTTGTCTGGCGTTGGCGTTGACCCACGCATCAAGCGCCGCGTCTACTTCTACCTCCCAATGGAGGGCGGCATCCCCCAACCAGAGATTGGCTTGGGCACGAATGTCTACACCGCAAACCTAAGCAATCTGTACGACCCATCTCTTGGGACGCTGAAGCTTTCTACTGAACCTAACGCGTTCGAGTCTGGCGTTCTTGACGCTGGCTTCCGTGGCTACATCAATCGCGCCCAAGGCACGGCCGTGGTGCTCAACTCTGATGTGCCAGTCAAGGCTGTGGGCAAATCGTCAGAGCAGACCATGGTACAGCGCAAGCCGCAGATGGTTGCTCAAAAAATAAGCACACGTGTCGAGGGTCAAGAGCGAGTTCGCAAGCCAACCAATGAAGAGATGATTGGCATCGTCAAGGCTCGCCCAGAGTTGGCCAAGGTGGCGCCTTCATTCCGCTTGGAGTTTGGTTCTGCTCGAGTCAACTTTGATGAGGCGGCTGCGGCTGACGAGGCGTTGGCCAAGGCAGGGTCGACGTTCCGATTCAATGAGGACACTGATGGCCAAGTCGAGGTGGACTTGCAGTTCAGTCGTCGCACGAAGCCAGCCCCAAAGAAGACGGTCATTGCGTACAAGCTGTTCCGCGTGGAGAAGGATCGACCAAGCGAGTTGTTCCCCTTGTTCGTCCCTGTGTGGGGCGACGATGGTCCACAGAAGTTCAGCGCCCGCGACCCACGTCGCCATGGTGAGGGCTTGCCAATTGGTGAGTGGTATGACGCAGAGGTGGGTGAGAACGCGCCGTCCACAAAGACTGGCAAGCCGCAGGTGAAGTCGAAGTTGGGCGGGCTGGCGTTCCGTCCGGGCTGGCACGCGGGCGATCTCCCCATCGCCACCCACATCGGCTCCAAGTCAGACCCCTCACTGAACGCGCCAGACCTACGCTCACCCAACCAAGTGTGGGCCGAGGTCGAGATGCCCGACGATGTTGATTGGCAAACCGAAGCCGAGAAGCGTGGCGTCAATGCCAAGGGCAAGTTCATTGCCAAAGAGGCGCACATCACTGACCAACTCCCAGAGGATGGCTTCTATCGCTACAAGACCAACTCCAACATGACTGGCAGTTGGTTGATTGGCGGCTCGATGAAAGTCAATCGCATCCTGTCCGACGAAGAGGTCAAGGCAATCAATGACGCTGCTGGTACAGCAGACTTGCCACGCGGTGAGAAGTTTGATGCCAAGAAGTATGGCTTCGAGGGTGTCATGAAGAGCAGTCGCTCTATCGGCGACGCTCTGCAGGAGCGCATCAATTCAGACATTGAGCAGGTCATTGGCGAGTACGGGAACCTCAAAGGCACAGACGACGGTCGCATCTTGGATACCGACATGGTGCGCGAGCTGTCGCCCGAGTATCGTGCTGATCGCTCACGCGCGGCTGAAGTGCACGAGGCTTCTAGCTTCTTGACGCAAGCAATGTTCGACAGCCGAATCGCAAACAACAAGTCTGGCATCGTTGCTTTCATGGCTGGCGGCGGCGGTGCTGGCAAGTCTACAGCCAACGAGTTGGTAGGCAACATGCTTAACAAGGCTCACACCGTTTTGGACGGGACACTTTCCAGCTACGACAAGGCCAAGCGTAATGTGGAGTCGGCGCTCAAGGCTGGCAACAAAGTGCGCATTGTCTATGTCTATCGAGAGCCTGTTGAAGCTATGCGTAATGGCGTGCTTACCCGAGCAGAACGCATGGGTCGCACCGTTACCATTGACGCATTGGTCAAGGGTCACGCTGGCTCAAGCTCTGTTGTAAGAAAACTACAAGAAGAGTTCGGTGACAACCCAATGTTTAAGTTGATCGTGGTCGACAACTCACGTGGACAAGGTAATGCAAAGATTGCAAACCTGAGAGACATCACACCTGTGATACAATCAGGACTGAAAGAGAGGTTACAAAATGCAACAGAAAGTGAATTTCAAGAAGGACGAATTGGGGAGGCCGTATATCGAGCCACAACCGCCTCGTATCCTGACGCCCGAGGAAGTGATCAAGCGGGACTTGGTGGCGAAGCAGTTCGACGAGGAGTTCAAGGCGGCGTTCAAGGACGGGCTGGATCTCAGCAACTACAACTCTCGTTGACCAAGTTGTTCACGGACCTTCGTGGTGCTCGTGGCCTGAAGCTTGCCCGCGTGCAAGAGCAGGTGGAAAATAACCCGCTCAGCGCGGAAATCAAAAACGTCGAAGAGAACTTCTACGACATCGTTGGCCAACTCGAAGAAGACGGCCTCATCAAAATCAATTGCAAGTAAGGAATCAAAATGGCAACCCGTAACTTTCTCAAGCCAGAGACTAAAACTATTTTGGACAAGGCTGTGCATGCGGAGCTGTTCGCATCCAACCTATACAAGCACCTATCGAATCACATGCAGCGCATGGGTTTCTTCGGTGCGCAAAAGTTCTTTGCTGGCGAGAGTGCTGATGAGCTGACTCACTACCAACAGTTGGCTGACTACATGAACGATCGTGGCTCTGTTGCAAACATCCCAATGATCGAAGCTATGCGCGACAAACCATCTGGTTTGATGGACGCTATCGAAGTTGCGTTCGACACTGAGGTCGAGCTGATGGAGAACTACTCCACTTGGTACGACGAGTGCAAGTGCGCGATCACAAAACAATTCCTCCTCCAATTTCTCGAAACCCAACGCAAGAGCGTGGGAGAGTACGGCGACTTGCTCGCACGCCTCGAGTTGATTGGCGACGACAAGTGTGGCCTCATCATCATTGACCAAGAGTTGGGTGCCTGATGAGCTGCACCTACAAGTTCAACACCAAGGACGGGGAGCAGACCATCGTCGGCATGGCCGAGATGAAGGCTTTCCTCGTGTTGAATGGTGTCGACTCTATCGTCGGCAAGGTCGACATTCAGATGAGCAATCGCACGCTTGACTTGTCTGAAGATGCCAAGGCTCAGCAAGAATACTTGCAGCAGCGCGCAGAGGCTGCGGGCTACAAGACCATCGACGAGTTTGTGGACAACGACTACAACGGCTTCGTCGAGGCTGCTGCTGATTGGCGCTACGAACACCCAGCCGACATGATGTTGGCCAAGCGTAAGGGTGGCGCGGCCGCACCTACGCCGCCCGCAAGCAAGGCCACCAATGGGTGGCTGTTGGCGCGTGATGAATTAGGCAACTTTCGTTTCGGCGCTGGCGCCAAGGCGTATCGCGCTGTGTCCGATGTGGCCAACGTGGTGTTGGAGAAAATCAAACTCAAGCCCATCAGTCAAGACCTATCTCGCGCACTGCGCAAGATGAAGGTGGAGATCGAGCGCGCGCAAAACCTCACCGTCGAAGTGGCTGGCAAGATGAAAGATCTGTCGGAGCAAGAGCGTCAAATGATCAGCGACGTGATCGAGGGAGAACTCAAGCGTGGCGCCAAGCCACCTAAGCACATCCTCGAGTTGGCTGCATCCATGCAGTCGATCATGTCTGAGCAGTCGGCCGAGCTTGTTCGCTTGGGCATGCTGAGCGAAGACGCAGCTGGTCGATGGGATGGAAAGTACCTACCACGCTTCTATGAGTCAAAGCTCAAGGACGAAACCAAGGCGTGGATGAAAGCCGTCAAGGGTTTGCTTGGCCGCAAGAAAACCATGCAAGGTATCAGTGGCTCAAGCCTCAAGGCCCGTGGCATTTTCAAGAACGTGCCTGTCGCGGACAAGCAGGATTGGATTGACCAAGGGTGGGAAGTTCGCGACGATGACTTCGATGCGCAGAACGACACTGAGATCACCATGTGGCGTGACTACACCCGCGATGAGCGTGACGACATGGGCGAGATCCGTGACGCCATGTTCCGCTTCGTGATGGGCTACAACAAGAGCCAACGCGACATTGCGCTGGGTCGACTGTACGAGAACCTTGCCAATACCGTGGCCGTCAAGCGAGAGCAAGAGGGTTACGTGCAGGTGCCCAACAGTACGGTCGAAGGAACCAAGGCTAAGACCTATGGCAAGTTGGCCAACAAGTGGGTGCCCGCCGAAGTGATGGACCACCTCGTGGCATTTGACTCATCCATGCAGAGCGATCTGATGAAGATCTACCTCAAGGGTTTGAGCATGTGGAAAGAGGGCAAGACAGTTCTCAACCCAGTGTCACACGCCAACAACGTGTTGTCCAACCTGACCATGGCCCACTTTGCTGGCGTTTCATATTGGGACGCGGGCAAGTACATCGGCACGATCCGTGACTTGGTCAAGGGTCACCCCATGATCGAGGAGGCCAAGGGCGTCGGCTTGTTTGGCGGGACGTTCAATCGCGCCGACTTGCTCAACGATATGCCAGACCAACTCAAGGTGTTGGCCTCGGCCAGTGAGTCCAAGGCTGCCCAAGGTGTAGATGCTGTGTGGAATGCTCTGTCGTTTTGGCTGCGCAAACCTGCAGGAAAAGCCTACGAGGCCGAAGATTTGTTCTTCCGATACCTGATATACCGTGAGGCTCGTCAGCGCGGCCTAGGCCCTGATGATGCGGTCGACTATGCACAGAAGTACATCTTCACCTACGACGACTTGCCAAGCGGTGCGCGCAAGCTGCGCGACTATGCGCTGCCGTTCTTCAGCTACACCTACAAGGTGGTCCCAACCCTAGCCCAAACTGCGCTCGAGCAGCCATGGCGCTATGCTGCCCCAGCCGCTGCGCTGTACACCGTCAACGCGATGATGTACGCCATGGCCGCAAGCCTTGGTGGTGGTGAGGATGAGGATTGGTGGGAGGTTGTGCGACGTTACGTAACGGACCCTGAGTTCCGCGAGCGTGCGAGCGAGTTGGAGAAAGACCAACGTAAGAACCTACCACCGTGGATGAAGGGTGCGAGCGCGACGTTGGGCACGCCCAAGGCGATACGCTTGGGCATGGATGATGTGACCAACCTGCCGTTGTTCTTGGATGTGAGCCGAGTGTTCCCCGGCGGCGACCTGCTCGACGCCCACTCCAACGCTGGCGGCATCCCCCTGCTCCAACCCCTCACCCCCAGCAGCCCCATCTTGAACACGGTCGGCGCCATGCTGTGGAACAAAGACCCCTTCTACGGCAAAGAGATCGTTGAAAAGAACGACACCAGCGCCGAGGCCGCAGCTAAGCGTGGCAAGTGGATGTGGCAACAGTTCACCCCTGCGGTGGCCGTCGGCAACTACCATTGGGATCGCGCCCTCAACGTGATCGCAAACCAAGTGGGCGAACCAGTGCTTGGCTACACAGGCGTGGGCAAGGATGGCCTACCAGTGCAGGCTAAGTACGCTATCGCACAGACGGTGGGCATCAAGATTAGGCCAGTCGACCTCGACTTGTCTGAGAAGTTTGAGGCGGCTGATCGTCGCAAGTTGATCCAAGGTTTGGAGGCTGAGGTCAAGCGAGTTAATAGGCTAGAGAACAAGGGTGCAATCACACCTGAGAACGCGGCCAAGGAACGAGACTTGCAAAAGCTGAAGATCCAACGATTGAAAGAGGGCCTCGACATCGAGGGCAATCCGAAGGACGAATAAGAAAGGGAGCCGAGGCTCCCTTTTTTTATATGTCTAGCTTGTCTGCTATCCAATCAAGTAGTCGCACTGCCCAATACTCATAGGCCAACATCGTGCAGAAGCTGACGATAAAGCATAGGACGTGATACCAAGGTTGAGTCGATGTGCCGCAGGTCCAATCAAACATGGACCACAACACACCGACCCCGCCAAAGAACATGACGAAAACAACGTAGAGACCAACGCCCCACTTCGTCAGCATGAACTTGGCGTCGCGACTCATACGAAGTCCGACAGGTCGGGTGGTGTCCAACCCTCTGGCTTACCGATCTTGCCACCCTCGAGGATGATTGGCTCACCGTCGACGAGCTTCGCTTCGTTGGAATCCAACACAGCTTGGTCGGCCATAGGCTTGTTGAAGCCAAGCAAGTGGGCCACGCCGTTGCCTGTCACTTCACGATCACACAATGCGTCGAGCGCATTCACGCGATCACCTTCGCCAACTGTTGCAATGTCTGCACCAGTCTTCAGCGCCTTGGACACTCGCTTCAAACCACGAATGGCTTCTTGCAGCATTGTCCAATTGCCATCGTCGCCAAGCATCAAGCACTCGAGGAACTCGACTTGCTCTTCGATGTCGCATCCGATTTGCAGAGACGCTGTCTCTGCTGATGGCACTTTGCCGCATGCCGTCAACCAATCCGCTGTGCGGTAAAAATTATTTTCCATTCGTCTCTCCTTCGGGGTTAGTTAATTGACCCATCATTGATGCGGTCATGTTTACCATGGTTACTGCCATGTTGTGTGCGCCGCTGAGGGGGTTGCCACCCTCCTCACCGAACTCAATTTCAATCTTGACTGTGCCGTCTTCTTGGTCTTCAAGAATCACTACTGCCTTGCTCATGCCTCACCGCCTTCCGTGTCTTCTGCTTTTTTACGCTGCCATTTAGGCAGCACTGGGTACATCTTGCCATCGTGATCGATGAGCATCGGCTCCTCCAACTCGTCGCGACGCACGACCTTGCAGTCGTGAATCAAGTCAGGCTCCATGCCCTCGTCGGCGCCCAACTCTAGGCGCAACTCTTCCAACCACCAATGCGGCGCAGCGATGATTGGCAATGGCGTATCGCACCACTTGTCTGGGTCGATCTGCTCTTTGAGAATTTGTAGGGCAGCACCTACGTTGAACACTGCGTGTGCGTTACTCATTCGAGGGTCACCCAATCTTCGGCGAGCATGTCGGTTTGCGATGCAAGCCAACCCATCAAGATCTCGCCAGTAGCAGTCTTCATCGTGATGCTTGGCAGCACAGTGGCAGCACCACCCAAAGAGTCAGCGTACTCGCGATTGTTCTGTGACCAAAAGCCAGAGGAGGAAACCTCACGCGTCTCGCCGCAACTCAGTGACAGCCACATGTCTTTGCCGTTCCAACCCTTGCGTGCGATGCGCTTGCCATCCTTCAAAGCCTCGAGTGCCAAACCAAACGACAGTGTGTCTGACTGACGATAAGCTTTTTCGAATTGTTCTTTGGGTGACCAACTCACATAGCCCTCGTACTTCTCAGTGTTGGGCTTGCCGCCGTCAAGGTATTCAACAAGGTAACCCTCGTCCATTCCGTCCTCATCTTCTGGCAACTCCCAGCCACGGAAGTCGTTGTACTTCTGGCGGTTCATTGGCTCAGCGTTGATGATCTTCGTACCGATGTATCGTTGCATCTTCGTTCTCCAGTTGGTTAAAAAATTACTTGCCGTCTCTCTCGTAGATCATGCCGCGTATGTAGTTGCATGCGTCTAAAAGTTCTTCGTAAAGATCTTGCATCATATCACGCCCGTTATGTGCTTGAAGTGGTGTGCCGTAGCGTTGTTGGCCAAGCAGCTTGCGAGCGAGCATGTCCTGCATGACAAGGTCTTGAATCGCTGGCTTGTTGTTTGGCTTGGGTAACTCTTGGTCACCCTCGCGCTGAATCTTTGTCACCTCTATTTTCTGTTGAGTCTCAAACTTGCATTCGGACTCTGAGCAGTTGCATCTTGGATAAGAGCATGACTTGAGTGGGTATTGTCTTGTGTCTATCTGTGACATTTGTTTTCTCCGTGGTTAAAAAGGTATCTGATCCCAGTCCCATGATTCGCAGCCAACTAGCTGCACATCTTTGGGTGGCTCTGCATTGAATTGAGTGCACACGTTCTGCTGAAAATTTAAGCAGTCGTTGCAAGACTTTCTCTTGATCACTTCTTGCCAGAACTCCATCTCGCGACGAGCTATGTTGATCTTTACTTCAATTTCAAAGGGCTTCATTGTGTTCTTTCATTTTTGTATTGGCATATCTGGCCAGTAATTGTTTTTCTTTCTCTGGTTTTCCACTCCCTCAATAACTGCCATGTTCCAAGGTACATGCAATCCGCACACACTTTTTCCAGCAAGTGGAACCACATGATCGACGTGATATTCAATTCCTGTGTACATCCTAAACATGCGGGCAATCTCATACATTTCTTTGATTTGCTCATGATGCTCACGATTAAGCCAAGGCGGAGTGGCGCATCGCTCTCTTGCTCTGCGTTTTGATGCCGCTACAGCCTTTGCAACAGGATTTCTAACCTGCCAATTACGAGTTGCTTTACGAGAGGCAGATGGGTTTTTTGTTTTGTATTTAAGTTTTGAAATTTCTACTTTTTCTGGATTGTTTTTTCTGTATTCTGCGACCTTCAATCTTTCTTTCTCTTTTTGACCAGTCTTCAGTCTTGTCTTGCGGGTGCATTCTTTGTTGCATTCTTTGCAATACGAATGCAGACCGTCTCTTGACCTCTTGAATTTATTAAACATATCAACTGTCTTATTTTCACGGCATCTGGCGCATGTCTTTTTCATATCACAAGTTCCTATTGCTACCATGTATAGCTCAATATGGACGCATACTTCTCTTTGCTCACGGTCAGTGCCGTGGGCTTGCGCAGAATTGACTCGCTGTAGTTGAGCCACTCGAGCGCGTCGCTTGTGCTGCTTGGGGTTGCGTCGATCGTTGCGCGTTGACGCCACCACGACTCAGCCTTCTTGCGAGGGAACCCCTGATGCGACAAGCAAACCCACTCGCTGGCCACACGCATGAGGCCGCTGTAGTATTCGACGCGCAGGCTGTCTGGCTTGTCCTCTTTTTGATGCAGCCTGTAGGCGACGCGGTCCACGGGCACGACCTTAAACATCGTCTCCTTCTGCGAGCTGAGCACGGCAGCTGCGCTGGCCTCAGTCCCATGGGTGATGCGCTCTGGTGGTGGGAACACGTGGCCACAACCCTCGACGCACTCCGTGGCGCTGGCTGGGTTGGGGTTGCCGCAGTTGGGGCAGATCTTGGTGGGGGCCACACCCTTCTTACCACCGCTGGGCACGCGCCCCTTGATCTCATCGACTGGCCCAAGGGTTGCGATGGTGTCGGTGAAGTCAGCGATCAGCGCGTCGGTCTTGCCGTCAGCTGTACGCAAGGCTCGACCCAAGATCTGAACGTAGAGCACGGGTGACTTGGTGGCCCTGAGTAGGACAAGGAAGTCGATGTCGCGCACGTTGAACCCAGTGGTCAGAACCGACACGTTGACAAGGCAGCGCAGCTCACCACGACGATATGCCGCTATGGCCCCATCACGCTGCGCAGAAGGCGTGTCTCCAGTCACCACTGCCGTTGGTATTCCTCGATCAATTAAAGCCGCGCAAACGTGCTCTGCGTGGGCCACGTTGACTGCAAACACCAACCACTTCTTGCGAGGCGCACCCATGACCACGATCTCGTCGGCCGCAGCCTGCACGAGTTCGTCTTTATCGGTTAGCTTGGCCAAGTCTTGGAGGTTGTAATCGCCAGCCACGGTGCGTGCTTCGCTGACGTCGATGTGGGTCTTGGTCTCAATGGTGGTGAGCGGTGACAAGAAGCCAAGGTCCAACAGCTCACGTATGGTCACGCGGGTGCAAACGTTGGTGAACAGTGGCTCGTCGCCGCAGGTCAGCCAAGCACCGTTGCCACGGAACGGCGTGCCAGTCAGGCCCACCACGCGAGCAGGGCTGCCGTAGCGACGTAGGTCATTGATCAGGCTGCGCCACATGCCCGTGTCCTTGGGGTTGATGCCGTGGCATTCGTCCGCCAAGATGAGGTCGATGCGACCCAAGGCATGGGCCTGCCTATAGATCGATCCGATGGTGGCGTAGGTGAGGTCGTAGCCAAGCTGCTTGCTCTTCACTGCGGCCGAGTACACACCCGCGCGAGCCTCTGGCCACACGGCGTACAGCTCCTCCACGTTTTGGATCAGCAGCTCTTTGCTTGGCACGATCACCAAGATGCGCGTGCCCACGTACTCGGTCATGGCGCGCTGAGCGATCATGGCCACCATCATCGACTTGCCTGCACCCACGCAGGCTTCGACGATTGGGTTGCCTTCTGGGTGCTCATTGAAGAACGTCCAAAGGTCATCGACCACACGCGATTGGTATGGGCGTGGGACTAGCATTACTTCACCACCGTTCCGCTCACGCCTTGCGCCTGTAGGTCAAGCTTCAACTTGGCCACGTCGCCAAGCATCACCTTGTTCTCTAGGTCACGGATCTCCTGCGAGTCGAGTGAGGTTAGGCGCTCGCCGTTGGCAAAGGTTTGGCCAGTGGCCTTGGTTGTATATACAACGTCACCGTCCACGAAGTCGGTCATGATCGCAAAGTTGTCGAGCAGGATCGGGATGTAGCGATGGTTGGTGCAGCCCTGTCTTTGGACCTCGAGCGTCAGATCAAACTTGTGGTGTGCGCAGGACCAACGTGCATCGCCGTCCAACTCTGCGGTGCTGTGTGCGCACGTGCGACAGTTGACGGCTGGCGCCATCTCGCCGTGGCAGTGTTGGTGAAAGTCGCACATCTTGCAGGTGAACCAACTCGGATCGTTGCTGCACTTGAGTGGTGGCTCGTTGGATGTGATGACGCGCTCAGCCCTCGCCTTCAGCTTGGCGAACTCGTTGGCATCGAAGTCGATGCGCTCGCTGTACAGCTCGTCGGTGTTCTTGTTGACGGCCAAGTAGAACGCACGCTCTAGGCCAGTGAGGCCCATGTAGATTTGCATCTGCGCGTAGTGCTCTGGCTTTGCGCCTTGAACTTTTTTCTTTACCAACTCGGTAAATGATTTGTCGCCGTGGGTTTTGTACTCGAGCACGTGCCAAGTCTTGGGCGCCTCTGGAAACCCAACGCCTGCACCGTCCATGCTGCCACCAAAGTGGTTGCCCAAGGCTTGCACGCGCCATTGGCTACCGTCTGGTGTGACGTCGTGCACCTCGATGCCAATGCGTCGTAGGTTTGCAGTGAAGCGAGCCTCAGCCATTTGGCCAGTCTCGAATAGGCGCAGCATGCGACCAGTAAATTTCTTGGCGTCGACCCATCGAAATGTCAACCACAGTTGGCGCTCGCATGAGCGACCAATCAGGGAGGCGCCCAAGTGCGGACGATTACCTTCGTCGGCATCGTCTTCGTAGGCTTTGTAAATCTTAGCGACCGTGGTGTGGTTTGGTTCGGGCAGTGCTGCCATGTTGTTCTCCGAGTGAATAATCCATGCCCCCGCACGCGAGGGCACAGGCTAGTTACTCGGCCGTAGCTTGTACGCCAGCGACTTCGATCTTCACGCCGTCTTGCATTGCTGCAACGAGGGTGCGTTGGTTAGCCACCTCAACTTGGAACAAGCCTTCAGCAACGTGGCGAAGAGCCGCGTTCTTTGTGCTTGCTTCGACGAGGTGAAAGCCATTGCCAATGGTTGATTGAACTGAGTAGATGCGAGTTGTCATTCTGTTTTTCCTTCGGGTTGTTGAGAGAGTTGTTGAGACTTGAGTTGCATCAATTGGAATTGAAACTGCGCCTCAATCTCTTGGTAGATGCCATCACTTTGTTCGCGAGGCATCTTGTTCAAAGCGGCCAACACCAGCTCGACGCCAGCGGGAACCATCTTGATATTTATGATTGGTGGCTTGTTCATTTGAGACTCGCTTGATAACGCTTCTCAGCAAGCAAGTAACCTTCGAGTGGCCACATGTGGTCAATGGCTTTTTCAAAGGCGTACTTCTCACCAGTTGCCTTGTTGTACTGAGCTGGGTCTACGCATGCACTCGTGCCGAGAATCGTGTGACCGTTCTCGAGTGTGAGCATGCACAGCGTGGTGGTGGAGTCACCCAACACCGTGTACTCAGTCTTCTTGATCTTGGCCAGCATGCTTTCCATGGTCACGCGTACTGGCAAAGTTTCTAGATTTTCTGTCATGGTTTTCTTTCAAAGGTGGGCGGCGTATTCGGCCCATCCGAATACTGCTGTAGCTGCCGCCCGTTGTAGGTGAGGTCTACTCGCTGCACCGCGTCTCTCTATGCTATGTGCACAGCGACCACGGAATCCGCTTTCGACCTCGTCAATTACTTCTTAGCCCAAGGTGGAGATGAGCCTGCGGGTGCCGACGTTGTTGGCGCGGCGGCCGTGTTAGCTGCTGCCGAGAATGGACGCGGAACGCTTGAAGGTGGCATTGCTGCACCACCAGAAGCTGCGCCATCAGCAGGCTTAAAGCCAGCAATTTCATTTTGATCTTCATACTGTGGGTCATCAGACTTTCGGATCTTCACACGGATTTGCACGGGCTTGTTGTGCAGCTCGACGGTGTCTTGCATTTGCACGATACCGATTGAATCACACAGCTCGCGCAGTTGTTGTTGAGCGATGGTCTCAGCCTTGGGGTTGGTGTGCTGAATGTTCAAGCGTGCCCACACCTTGCGGCCACGACCTTGGTCAGACAGAATGTCGAAGGTAAGCTTCAACGCTTGGCCATTGCCTGAGTTGAGAGCGACGATGTCGGACTCGGAAACTTGAGCGACGTACCAACCTGCGGGCAGGAGTTCGTAGCTGTTCTCGCGCTTCTCAACGCTGCTGGTATTGAAATTAAAACGTGCCATTTGGGTGTCCTTTCTAGGGATTATTTGGCTGAGGTTGATGTGACCTTTTGTGCGATTGCACTGAGGTCGGGGGACTCGAACATCTCAAGACTGCCTGAGCGATCTTTAGCTTCGTAGTTATAGTCGCGGCTGGTTTGCAGCCAACGGGTTGGGTTGCCGTCGCCGTCCTTCTCGACACGAAGGGCGAAGACGAAGTCGAAGAAGTAGCCGATGCCTTGTTTGAGCATGTTGCCGGGCATCGCTGGGTAGTACAGCATCGCACCCGTCTGCTCATCCTTGGCACGCTCTTGCTTGCACGAGAACATCACATTGCGTGCAGGCATGTCGCGGAACGCACGAATCAGGTCGGTCATCTTTTCAGCCAACGCACCGTATGCTTGGCGTGGGTCCTTGGCTGCTTTCTTTTCATGGTTGAGCACCACCTCAGCGATCTCGCTGATGGAATCCAAGCAGATCCATTTGAACGCTTGACCCTCTGGGTTGTTGGCCACATAGTCGTAGGCTTCATACAGCTGCTCGAGGGTCTTGACCTCGATCACTGGAATGTCCAAGTGGCGCAGTGACAACAGGCCAGACTCGGCGCTGATGATGATGGTTGATTCACCAGTCGTTCCACACAGCGTGGTCTTACCCGCGCCAGCTGGACCGTGAACCAAGAACTTCAGGCCGCTGACTTCGGCAGCCTGTTTGGTGGAGGAGAGAACGATAGCCATTGTTTTTCCTTAGATCATTTCGACTTTGATTGATGGCGCAGCTGGCTTCGACTCAAAGAACTTTGAGACGGTGACCAAGTCATTGCCTTCGAACTTGCGCAGTGCACTGACGCTGACGTCGGCGCTCCACTTGAATGCTGCCTGCTGTTCAGCAGACAGGTTTTCCCAACCAGTTTGCAGGGCCTCGGTGTCGACCTTGCGTGTGACCTTGTAAGTCACAGTCACCTTGGCGCCAAGCTCAGGGAGCTTGAGCGACTCAGTGCCTTCGGCCTTACCTGTCGAGAGTTGGAGGGAGATTTGCTCGTCAAGCTCGCGGCGCTTAGCCACGGCTGCGTCTTCTTCACGCTTGGCTGCAATGCGTGCAGCAACGAGGTCTTGAATGGTTTTCATTTTGTGTCCTTCTGGAGTGGTTAAAAAACTTTGCGTCTCGGGGGAATTGTATCACAGGTGTGAAACGTCTGGTCCATCTTTTTGTAATTTTTTTTCCCAATATGGGTCAAAAGAAAATGGCACCTCATACATGCGCTCTTTTGTGTCGTCGGAAACGAACTTCGTAGCGATGGCCATCTCCTTTGGGAACGTGGCCAATATCTCAGCGGTCTGCTGATTGATTGGGAAGTAGAGGTCTGAGTAGCGATTGCTGACCTCCACGCCAGCTGCGACTAGGGCTTGGTAGAGGCTCATGCCGCCACCCCCTTCTCGAACTTGAACTCGGCGTCGCTCGCCTCCAAGATGAACGCCGCCTCGCGGGCCAACGCTGCGCGACGTGTGCACGCTGCAGCTTTCTCTTGCTGCTCGGCAGCAAACTCACGCAGCGATTGGATCGCTGACTTACCACTTGACAAACGCACATCCATCGATGTGGTGCTTGTCTCGATACAAGCGTAGGCTGCTTGTGCGCCGACGATTACTTTTACTTTCATCACTGACTCCTTTTATTTAACGTTGATGATCTCAAGACGACCAGACTTTTTCAGGGCATTCATCATCTCGACCATGCCAACTGGACCAGCAGGCTCTTCGTCTTCAATGGTCCATGGCGCTGCGTCGTAGCCATCCAACTTGTTGACTGCCCAACTCACCAATGTGTCGGTGAACACCTTGGATTCGCTCGCTTCCCACTCAGGGAACTCACAGCTTTGGTAGGCCAAGCAGTTGGCTAACTTGATGATGGCGATCATTGGCAACAGCGGTGCGTCGATCTGGTAAACGACCTCGCGTGGCAGGTTGTCTTCTTTGTAGCGAGCGTTGACGCTGTCGTAGTTGGCAGCGAGAAGCATCTCTGCTGTCTCTTGTTCCATGCCTGACACGCGACGTGTGAGTCCTGCGTATTGGTACGACAAACCCATGCGGCTGGCTGCGCGAACTAGGGCGTTGATCTGAGTGTTGCTAACGATGAATGCTGACATTGTGTTCTCCTGAAGTGTCCCAGAATCTGCTGGGCCAGTGAGTTTATTGTATCACAGATTTTATATTACATTGCTGCCATTTGGTCAGCCCACTCGACACCCATGGCGTCGGCCACGAAGTCGTAGCTGCCTTTGGTTCCTGCCTTGACGTCGTCACGACTGGGGATCACGTTGCCGTAGTAGTCACGAGCACGAGACTTGCCAAGCAAGCAGGTGCCAGAGTTGATGGCTTCCATCATGGTGCGACCGTAGCTGCCTTGTAGGCCCCACATGCCGCTGTTGATTGCGCTTTGGATCGAGGCGTAGTATTCGTCCTCGCCGCAGTCGTTGGATTCAATGTTGTCGATGTCGTTTAAGTCAAACATGGTGTGCTCCTGATTAGATTGCGAGTTCGGGGGTTGCAACGCAGACTTGGTAGCCAGCTTGCTTGATGAGCTTGAGAGCCTGAGATGTCAGGGTCTTAGTGCCAGCTAATGCTGCGAAGAATTTAGCTTGCTCGCAGATTGGGTATACGGTTTGAACGCCGTAAACGTTTTTAACTTCAACTAGGATTTCCATTTTGTTTGTCCTTCTGGAGTGCCCCAGAACCGCTGGGGGCGGGAAGCTTTTTCTGCTTCGTTGAACTCAGTGTATCACAGTTGTGATGACGTACAAGAATTATTTTTGCATGTGTTGTATTTTGTTCACAACACCTCGGCAGCCTTGAGTTTGCCTGTCTCTCCATCGAACGTGAGTTTTATATTTTGCTTAGGCCAAGCACCAACAGTCACCAATCCTTCTGGAAAAGCACCGCAAGGTTCGGACGCTAGTGCAATCTGGCGAGTTAGCACCACGTCTGGCTTTGGCTCTGGCTTAACGCGGAACAAAACCTTCTCACTCCAAGAGGGTCGGTTTGGTGCGCAGTCAAACCATCGATGCTGCCTTGGGTGTGAGTCATACCATTGAATCTCAGCCCCATCGGCCCATGCCTTGATGACGTCTGCGTGTTTGTGTGGTGTCTTCATTTTTAGTCCTTTGAGATTGGGATACAGACATACTTTTCTTTGATGACCATACCCTCTTGTTTTGGAATAGCTCGCGCACATTCGCCGCGCGAGTCGTAGTTGATGGCGTACTGAGGCTCGCACTTACTCGAGCACAGCATGAACACAAGTGCCCAAGTCGCCGTCATACGACGTCCGTCAGTGTTGGGACGGTGTTCAACTTGGCGATGTGAGTCGTCAGTCGACGAATGCGATCTTGGTTGTACTCGACCATGCGAGATGAGTAGTCCTTGGCGGTTTGCATTTGCAGCAACTCACGCTTGGCCTGCTCCAATTCTTTGATGGCCATCATGTCTGCACTTGGCATACGGAATGAATCTCTGACGAACTCGATTGCTTGCTTAATGAATTTCATTTTTTACCTTTGTTAAATGGGTCGACCGACAACCCGTGATATTAGCTGAAGTGCCTCGGCCTGTGCTTGTGTACGTTGACCGCACAAGGCAAGTGTGAAGATGTGGTCAAGCTCTGTGCCAGTGATGTGATCATCAAGATCAACTGATCCTGTTGATGACCCACCAATTACAGAGAAGCCTCGATAGCGTAGGTACTCAACTATCTCGTCGTCATCGAAGTCGTCGAGCGAAACTGTGAGCGACTCTGTGTGAGTTGGTACTCTGTAGCGTGGTTTGTCTATCATTCTTTTTCAAGTGGCACATCGCGCCACTCTCCGTTGTTGTTGGCCAAAATGTCGTCATTGATTTTCACTACCCACCATTGCTGTAGCACTCGAATAGTTTGCGAGTATGTTTTTCCAGATGACTCGTTGACTGTGAAAATCATTTCACGCTCAACAAAGCGCAGTCGTGGTGTTGGGTTCATGGCTTCACCGCCTTCTCAATTTTGATCGTGCTCGTTGTCTGCACATTGCCAGTGGCGACCAACTCATAGACCTCTAGGGTGACGTTCTGAACGCCACTACTTCCTATTGCCAATGCGTCTTGTTGGCCAAGCTGTAGGGCGTCCTGCACTGATGCGCACTCAATTACGTCGCGTGCACCTTTGGACTTGATTATGTAAACGGCTTTCATTGCATAGCCCTTTCCATTGCTTGGCTCATGAGCATTGAGTACAGCTGCCCAGACGTGGTTAGCACAACGTACTTGGTGCGTCGATTCTCACCTTGGTGTTGGTGAGTCACTAGACCCAAGCCAAGCAGGTCCTCAAGCTTGCGGTGCATCGTCGCTGGTGATGCGAGCTGAGGTTGGTTCATCACTTGAGTTACTGTCAGCGGGTAGCTCAGACCCTCATGCAAGCAGATTAGGTCGAGCAGTTCGCGTGCTGTCGTGTCTTGTGGCTTGGGTATACCGACGGACTCGTTCAGGAATTTGATGTAGGCATTCATAGTGGTGCGTCCTCGTGGTTGTCAGGGTTAAATTTCGGTGGGTTGTTGCGACGTGGTGTCGGTAGTGGGTGTATAGGGAATGGCCAAGTATTCATTTGATTAACTCCCATCCATAAATCTCAATCATGTCCAACTTCTGTTGATCGGTCAGGCCAATGTTGTCGATGATGTTTGCAACGATCCTTTTGAGAATTCGAACCTGCTCCTGCAGCTCTTCAACTTGACCGCCATCGGCATCGTTAAATCTGTGCTGAATCAGGCACTCGGTTGTTGCGCGTTCCCAAACCTTATTGCCCCATGTTTCTTTTAAATTCATTTCGTCTCTCCTGATTTCATAAACCTAACAAGGCGATCAACACCTCGTCGCTTGTTGCTAGTCCCTCGAATCCACCAAAGCCCTGTGCTTGGCCAATAATCAATTGGCTGCGCACCTTTCATCAAGACTAGGTGGACGCCGTGGTTGTGGGATGTGAATGTCAAGCCTTCGCGCACCAATCTCTTGGTTGACTCAGCCATGTTCGTGCGTCGCTTGAGCTGGCTCGCTTCACGAATGCTTGACCAGATTTCAGCCATCTCGCTCATAGCTCCCCCGCTGCACGTTGCTCGTGGTACTTGCGACCAAGACCAAGGATGACTCGAGCGTCAGTCACTTCCATCTCGTTGTGCTCAGCAAACTTCTCGATGGTGAGGTAGTTGTTGAAGTAGTCGAGGAACAAGTCCGCGAGTGCAATTTTCATTTTCATGGTCGCTCCTGAGTTTCAAGCTTGATTACGGTTTGGTCGTTGGTCTGACGCATCTCACGCATGGCTAAGACCTCAGCCCTGTATTGCGTCTCGGCGTAGCCACTCCAAACGTAGGTGGTGTTGTCTTCGAATGTGATCGTCACTGTGTAGTTGTTCATTTCAGCTCCTTGCATAGCCCCACTCGGGCATGGTCCATCCGCTCATCTTGTTCACCATATCCATGTCAAGCTTCGAACGCTTGACCTCACCTCGCAGGTAACCCTTGTACAGATCCATCTGTTCAAGCCAATAGGCTTTCATCGCCTCGCTCGACTTATTTGGGAATGGTGTACCTGCGTACATGTTGATGCGATCTTGTATGTACTGAATCATGTTTGGCTCTTGCATATCGTTCTCCTGTTGGTAACAGTATATCACACTTGTGATGGCTTTGGGTAAAGCAGGAATGTTTGCTGCCCAATCTTGTCGACGCGGTATCCACGTCGCTTGAGCGCACCAATCACAGGCATTGACCAAGGCTTGTATTGGCCGACCTCCATGTATAGGCGCCCCGTATTTGCGCTTTCGTTACCACCATCAGCCAACAGCTTTAAAGCAAACTCAGTGTTCATCTTTGTCATGTCGTTCTCCTATTAAGCTAAATACACACCCAACTCACCAGCATTGATCCACTCAGCGAATAGGCCGTACTTCCTAAGCACCTTGTCGATCTGTGGGTTGACACCGAAGTCCCAACCCAATGGGCTTTCGTAGTAGTTGGCCCACTTGTATGACTCTGCATCCTCGGCGCTGATTTGGAAGCGACCGTCCATGTCGTCGCGCTCGTAGACTGGCACGCCAAGTTTTTTCAGTTCGTTGAATGCTTTGATGTATGTGCGTTTCATGATCAGCTCCGATTAAAAAGGTTTTGGGTTGGCCATCACGGCATTGAATCTATCGCTGCCGATTCGATTGACAAGGCCCTCGAGGTCAGCGACTGCGCACTCGCGTGCCAACTTGAGGGTGAAGCCACGGCTCGAGCAGGGGAAGCCCCTGTAGTTGCCATTGACTGTGAGGATCTTGGCGCCGCTCTTGGGGTCGCTCACGATCCACACGTCGCTGATGTTCTTGGTCAGCGCCAACTTGTAGGTCTCGCTGCCAGCAGTGAATATCAGTGGGTTGTATGCGGTCTCGATGAACTTGTCGCCGCGCAAGGCCATTTGGAATGTTGGTTTCTTAGCCATGTCTATCTCCTTATGCGGCCAACAGTTGGCAACGGAATGATTGGTTGCGACGCATGCGTCGTTCGTAGCGGTCCTTGCAGTCGACAGCACGTGTGCGATCGGTGAAGACTTCGCAGCCCCCAACCTCTTCCCAACGATCGCTGGCGTCGTCAGCGTCCTCTTGGCGGGCAAAGGTTTGTTGGCTCAGTTGGTTGGCGCGATCGATGATGTAGATGGTGTACATGGTGTTCTCCTTGATTAAGCTTTGAGTTTTGCAATTCGTTCGTTGGCGGTGGCGTAGCCCCAACGTGTGGCCAACGCTTGTGACTTGAAGCACTTGCTGCGTTGGATCACGCCAAAGTCTTTCCACTCACCACCGCTTACGCGTCGAGCGTTTTGCACCCAAGCGTAGAAGTTGACGCCGTCATCGCGAAAGCCAACGATGTAACCGATCTCGCGGTTCTTGCTGTCGTAGCGACCTGAGCGCATGTAGTTTTCAAGAGTTTCGCCAAGCATGTTGTTCTCCTTAGTAGCTGATGCCACGGCTTGTAAAGAAGGCAACCACGTAGCGGTTGTACTCGCCACCAGATAAGCAGCTGGCGATTGTCTCGATGGCCAACCATTCGTAGTCAGCCTCGGTGCGATCCTTGTCATCGCGGATGGTGTCGGCAGCGTTTACTTCACCGCAGTTGATGATGTACTGCACAGCATTGCGATTGGCAAGGTTGCTCAGCTTGCGACTGGCTTCAAAGAGGCTGTCGATTTTTTTGCTGTTCATTTTGGACTCCTGTCGTGACCAGTTACGCTGGCTCGTTGGAATTAGTATAACAACATTTATAGGTCAAAACAACAATATTTTAAAAATAATTTCATTTGTTATGGGTTCACAGGTGCTATACTCGCGGCCATCTACATCAACCCTGAGAAAAAGACAATGACATACGACCAACTCCTCAAGCATTTCAAGACCCAAGTGGCGGCCGCAAAGGCGCTCAAGATCAGCCAACCAGCTGTGAGCAATTGGAGCAAGCGTGGCATCCCTGCTATGCAGCAGGTCAAGATCAACAAGATTACCAAGGGCGCCCTCAAGTTGGACAAAGGCATCCTCTAAACTTTTAGGTCGGGCCACAGGGTGGCCACCTTCGTGCCAGTTCGTCTTGTTGGCCGTGGCCCGATCAACTTTTATTCAAGACGTCAAAGCAAGACGATGACAACAAATAACGAATCACAACTGTCAGATATTCAGAAGTCACAGATAGAGCACGCGTTTGCGTACATGCAGCGTGGGTGGTCGTTGGTGATGATGCCGATGAAGACGAAGGGTCCGAATTACCCGGGCTGGAACAGCCCCTCTGAGCTGATCAACACCCCCGAACGCGCCGTCCAAAAGCTCGCCTCTGGCCCACAGAACATGGGCCTCGTGCACCAACCCAGCGGAACCTGCGCCTTGGACGTCGACGACGAGGCATGGTCTCGTCACATCATGGAAGAGCTTGGCATCGACTACGACGCCATCATCGAGCAGGGCATGCGCATTCGCAGCAAGGACAATCGCGACAAGGTGATCTTCGTCGGCGCCCCTGCTGACTTGCCGCTGCTCAAGATCAGTTGGCCCAAGAAGGATGCGAAGTCCCCAGTGGATCGCTTCACCATCATCGAGTTTCGTGCTGGCCCAAACCAAGACGTGCTGCCACCGAGTCAGCACCCTGATGGGCACAACTACACGTGGACCGAGGGTCGCGCACCGTGGGACTTCGAGGAGATGCCCACCATGCCCACGATCCTGCTTGACCTTTGGCGTCAGCTCGCGGATCGCTCGAGCGGGTTGCGTGAAGAGATTGACAACATGTGCCCATGGAAGACCATGCACAGTGGCAAGCGTTACGCGCAGCAGAGTCGCACCGTTAACCCTGAGCACAACGACGTGATCGGCGCGTACAACAAGGCGGTGAGCCTTGAAGACCAATTGACGCAGGCGGGCTATCGCAAGAAGGGGAAGCGTTGGTTGGCGCCTAGCAGCTCGACCAAAATACCCGGCGTCGTCGTGTTCTTGGATCAGGATCAGCAAAAGTGCTACAGCCACCACGGCAGCGATCCATTGGCCGATGGCTATGCGCACGACTCCTTCGACCTCATGTGCACCCTACAGCACAACGGTGACATCAAGGCCGCCTTGGATGAGGCCGCTAAGTTGGTGGGCATCGAGCGCCACGCACCCAAGCGCAAGCCCGACGTGGTCATTGACCTCGACGCAGCCCTTGCAGCTCAGGCCAAGCGTAAGGCGGCGGCGGCGCAACCGATCCCCGTGCTCGAGCGCAGCACCACGCCCATCACCTCCACCACGATCATCATCGAGGAGGATGGTGGCGCGTTGCCTGTGCTTAAAAAAGAGGCACAGAACTCTGACGAGTTGGCCTACGACGTCCCAGACTACCCACGTCACTTGCTGCAGACAGGCGGCATCGTGCAAGAGATCATGGAGTGGATCTTGCAAACGGCTCAAAAGCCCCAGCCCATCCTTGCGTTGGCTGGCGCACTGAGCGTGGTGGGCACGGTGCTTGGGCGCAAGGTGGCTACGAGCACTGGCCTTCGCACCAACTACTACCTCGTTGGCGTGGCTGGTACATCGGCTGGCAAGGACCACGCACGTAAGTGCGTCAAGGTCCTCATGACAGCAGCTGGCCTCCACGACTTGCTTGGCGGTGAAGAGTTGGCATCAGGGCAGGGCCTCTTGGCACGCACGGCCGCGCACCCAAACACGCTGTTCCAAATCGACGAGCTTGGCCTGCTCTTGAAAGCAGTGGCCACCAAGGGATCAGGCCCCCACCTCGCATCGATCATTACCAGTTTGATGAAGTTGTTCTCGAGTGCAGGCACGGTCTACAACGGCACAGAGTATGCGGACCAAAAGAACCGCAGCCGCGTGGACATTGCGTACCCTTGCGTGGGCTTGCATGGCACGACCACACCTGAGACGCTGTGGCCAGCGCTGCAGAGCCAAGACGTGGTGAGCGGCTACCTGAACCGAATGATCATGATGTTCGTGCCTGATCGTCGCGTGCAAAAGCAGTACGTGGGCATCGGTCAGCCACCGCAATCAATCATCGATTGGATGAAGGCCGCCCGCGAGATGAGCAACGGCATCATGGGCCTAGACCCAGCCAACCCGATTGAGGTGCCCTTCGCTGGCATGACCAACCAAATCTTCATGGACTTCGACACATGGGTCGAGGACCACATGGAGGAGGTCAAGGCCAAACAGTTGGCTCCGCTGTGGGGTAGGGCATGGGAGCATGCTGCAAAGTACGCTCTGGGCTTCGCATGCGCCCGCTACGACGCTAAAACACTCAAGCAGGTAGCTCAGGGTGGCGGACTGGAGATTGACCCCTCCAGCGCCCAATTAGCCATCGACTTCGTCAAGTTCACCATGTTGGTCCAAGAGACTCAAGTGGCACAACGAATGGGTGACAGCGACTTTGATCGTCAGGCACAAGAGACCTTGCGCGTCATCCGCAACGCTGGTGTGCGTGGTCGCACGCACGCTGAGTTGGCAGAGGCGAGTCGTATGTTCAGGGCGCTAAAACCCAACGAGCAGGACGCAGTGATGGACTCAATCAAGCGTCGTGACCTTGTGTCTTTGGTGCAGTACAAACCATCTTCTGGCAAAGGAAAGTCGAGAATGGCGTGGGTGGCAGCAGAATTTGCTGTCCCTCCAATTGAAGATGACGAGGAGCAACAAAGCTGACAAAGCTGACACAAAGCGGACGGCTTGTCCGCTCTGGAAAGCCGCATGGGGCAAGGGATTCAGTTATATATACATACAAAAAGATATACTCTTTATTTATATATATATCTCCCATTCCCCTTGTTTTAGGCCCTGTCCTCTTTGTCCTCTTTGTCCGCTTTATTGAATTGATAAAAACGCTTTGTTGTAAAAACACAACACTTGTTACTAATAACGAACCTGCTTAAAAAAGAGGCAATATATGGAATTGAAAACGATTGAGTTGGAGCTGCCTTGGCCGCCAACTGGCAACCATGCGACGAAGCACACGCGCACTGGCATCCACTACAAAACGGCTGAGGCAAAGTCCTATCGCGCTGCCATCGCGCAGCTGCTTGGATGGAAAGGGTTGGGCAAGGAGCCATTGATTGGCCCGCTCAAGGTTGAGTGGTTGTTGGCCCCACCTGATCGACGTGCTCGCGACGTGGACAACGCACGCAAGGAAGCAGCCGACGCCCTCACGCTCGGCAAGCTTTGGGCTGACGACTCAAACAAGGTGATCCGCGAGGAGCGATTCATTTGGACTGACCCAGAACCAAATGGGAAGATTTTCTTGACGATAACTATTGGAGATTTGACATGATTGAAGTCATCAAGACCTACACCAGCGGACCGACGAGGCCAGTGGCAGTGACGTTGGCATATCGCTGCAAGAGCTGCGAGAGGATATGGCCAGACATCGTCAACGACAGAGTCAAAGCGTACAACCACGAATGCAAAGGAAAGAAACCATGATCAACAAACGAGCACTTGAGAAGGCAATCAACGACAGCATGCGCGAGGAGTTCGCGCTGAAGATGCGTGAGTTCCTTTGCTACGGTGCACCCAAGGAAATCACTGATCTGTACAAGCGATACGTTGACGAGTGCATTGCAGCTGACAAGCGCAAGGCTGCGCTGCTTCAGAGGTTGAAGGTTGCATCGATCTGCATCGTTGCAGCACTCACCACGTTTGCAATTGTTTTGATTTTGACTGGACGACCATGACATCGCAGATCGACAGCACAGGCACAGCGGCCGTGGACCACAACTACTTTTGGCAACCGATCAGCACCTGCCCACGCGGCGTCAAGGTGCAGTTGCTAGGCGGCGGTGGCGTGGCCATGTACGGCCAATACCATGGCAAGGACACGTTCTACACACATTGGGCGCCACTACCCAAACTCAAGCGAGGTGAGCAATGACATACGAAGAGGCAAGCAGCCTAAAGACATTCAAGAACTATTGCAACTGCGGTGGTGCGCATGGAATCACTGAGCGTTCTCGATCGAGGAATCCACACATGCAATGGTGCCCGCAGCTTGAAGAGTGGGAAGAGTGGAAGAGAGCAATGGAATCTGGCGAGAAGGAGATAGCATGATTCGAATTCAACCTGATTGGTGCGGTGAGCTGCTCAGCATGTGGGCGGCCAAGGATTGGAGCGACGCCCAAGGCGACCTCGGATTCCCTCACGTGTCACCCATGTTTGCCAAGACCACGGCGTTTGCTGCTGAGGTAGAGGACGTCGAGGGCTACAGCAGCGCAGAGCTTCGCGCTATGACCGCTGCAGTTGATTGGCTCAAGACCACGCACCCAGACCATTGGCGTGCGCTCAGTCGTGAGTTCAGGCAGTGGACCCGCAGAGACTTACCACCCAAAGACAACGACCGCGAGTTGGTCCTAGAGGCTGGGCAAATGCTTGCAAAATATATCGACGAAACCCTCGGCTAACGTTCACATCTGTTATACAATCGCGTAACGCAATTTCGCGTTGCATCTTGGAGACGACCATGATCACACCACAAATCGAAGGAGGCCAAATCGTTGGCCCACGCACACTCACCAACTCAACTGTCGACCAACGCAGCAACCCGCTCGTCGTTGGTTGGGTTCCTGTGCGCGCAGGCTCACAAGAGCACGAGGACATCCCGAGTCGCTTCGGCGATCGCCTTGAGTACCGCGATGGTCGCGTGAAAGAGTTGAACGCATGACACCGAACAAGCACGCCAAGACTGGTCGCATTCGCGGCCTACTGCGCGACAAGGGCAAGGGCATGAGTGCGCAGCTGATTGCGGACGCCTTGGGACTCGATGCCGACTACGTTCGCGTGATGCTTAACAACATGCCAGACACATACATCGAGCGATGGGATCGCACAAAGACAGGACGAGGATGGCTTGCTGTGTGGAACGTAGCCCATGTACCGCCTGACGCCATGCGCCCAAAGTCTGCAGCTGTTGAGCGTCGCTTGTATGACGCGAAGTACCGCGAGAAAAAGCGATACGAAAAACGCAAGGCTGAGAAGGCCGCGAAGTTGGAAGCAATGCAACCCGCAGCGCCAACAAGCAACGGACCAAAAACCGTGTGGGTCACACCACCACCATGGAGTCACTGATGACATACACAAACAAATGGAAGATCGCCAAAGTGATTGGTGAGCTAGTGTGGAAGATAAGCCTATTGATCTTGCTGATCGTTATATGGCTTCAAGTCGTTGACGGCTTGCTGAACAAGGACTACATGAAGGCTATTGCGTGGCTCGCACTGCGCATGGTTGTTCAACTGAATGAGATCGAGGAGAAGTTATGACCAAGAAGACAATCGAGCAAGCATACGAAGAGCTGCGTCAAATCATTGATGGTGGCTCAGAGTCGTTCACGCATGAGGACGCTGTTCAATACTTGAAAGACAAGTTGGCACAGCCAGAGCAGGAGAAAGAGCGTTGCGTTGGTTGTGAGGCTTGTATTGATACAGCCTGTGGTCGTGATGAGTGCCCAAAAGGTTGGCCTAAAGCAGCACAGCCAGAGCAGGAGCCTGTGGAGTGGGGCGTGGATTGGGGGCCATGTAGAGACTTTTACCAATTTTTATTTGCAAATAGCCTTTGGTTTCTTTGTTGCCAACAATTCGCCAAGGCTTGTGATGTTTATAACCAGTTCTAGACCTAAACACGCCAGTTTGCGTGTCATACCAAACTTGTTTTTTTACATCTTCTAATGAGGGTAATTTATTCATCAATGTCATAGCAATCATCCACTTCTTTTTCAACAGGCTCAACACCAGTTCCGTGACAGTGCTTGCAAGTTGAACCATCCCACATCCCTTCACCAGACCCACTGCACCA